CTATGGCAATGACCCGGCCCGCGCCTGAGCGACGACATCACCGATAGAAATTTGGTCAGCATTGGCTGCACGTGCGGGGGGCAAGGGAATGCTCCGAACACTACTACCCACCGGCGCACCACCACCGGCAGGCACCTCCAGGACCACCGGCTTATCGGTCGAGCCCTGCGACATTACAGGCGCATCACAGGTCACCGCAGTGGCCTTTGTGCGCCAACGGAGCGTGCCTGCACAGTCGGTCAAAGGCTCCCATTTGTAGCCAGCGGCTGCAAGATCGCGACTGTCAATCGAGGCGATGCGCTGCCCACCCATAGAAACAACGAACGTGTACACAACCAGCGAACCCATTTGGATACGCCCAGTGAGATGCAAACCCTTGGAAGCATAGGGCTCAGGCGGACCAGCATCTACCGAGGCAGCAGCCTCAGGAAGTAGTGCGACATCCGTACGCACAGGAAGCACGACGCCAGCCGCTATGGCGGGTTTCACCGGATCACCTACAGGGACTGCACGAACTGACTTTGAACCCGAAGGTGCCGGAGAACTCGGCCAGAACGCCCAGACCAGGACGACGACTGTCAGCGCCCAAAACGCCCATGTGAACCGTTTAAATTTGACGATGAATGGAGCCACATCGCCAGCGGCAGATTCGGCAACACTGTTCCCCTGAGTGTGACTTTTATATAGCTTGAAATATTCGGGTTTATACGGCCGAATTTCCGTGCTAATCACGGCGCCACGGTAACCAGACTTAACCTTACGAATATAGGAATCTTTCTTACCAAGGACATCCGCTTTTCTGCACGTAATCAGCATGCCGATAATCCGCGCAATAGGCTGATTTGTATCCCTGAATGACTGAGTCATCAACAGCACATCGACATTGAAATGTCGGTGCAGTTTGTACCACTCGACAACCTCTTTAGAGGTTCCGGTGGCGGGCAACGGGACATGGCATTCATCGACAATGAATAAAGGCCCTTGCCCAGTCTCTGGATGCTTCCATGTGGAGTAATAGCACCACACAGTTCCGAAGGCAGTAGCGTCAGAGCTTACAGGAACAACATTTTGCCGCTCCTCATCTTTCCAAAGCTTAAACGCTTCGCCATTACCATTCTCATCAACGCCGTCTGCATCCCAAACACCAAGGACCTTACCCGGTCTATGACGCAACTCAATTAGATCAACATAGGCAGGATCGATAGCTGCAAACATATCGACCAACAAAGGCAAATTGGTTATGACCTTACGACCCTGCTTCAGCTGCGGCAATACGTGGTATGCCACGGCCTCATAACTTTTCCCGGAACCAGGGATTCCCTCAAGCCCATTAATCATGATCCAAGCCTAACAAATGGGATTAGCTGTAAGCCAATGCGAATAATGATGGCAGCGACGATAATAGACGCAGCAGTGCCTACGCCCAAAAGTCCGAGAATATTAATTATCTCTGCTGGCAAAGTGGACCATGCGCCGACATGTTCACTCAGGCCCGTCAAATCAACCGACGACACAGCCGAGACTGCAATATCCGTAGCTTGATCAAACGGCCAGCAGAACGCATCGCGCACCAAATCCCACAGCGCGACAAAAATTGATACAAATAACTTTCCGAACCACTCAACGACTGCCGCTATTTTTGCAAATAGCGTAGTAAAAAATTGACCCATATCACCCCCCAAAGATCAAAGCGCGAGCAAGAATGAGCGCGGAAACAATCAAGATTGCTTTCGCTGCGGGCCAAATCCAGCACGGAGGCGCAACCTCATGAACACCCATATCCGCCCATTGCGCCATCGACAAATCCAATTGCCATGATGGGCAGGTGCCGGAGACAAAACCCGTAGGCATCATTTGATTTACGAATGCCACCAAACTAGTTTGCTTAAGCTGATCCTTCTTCTTCGCCCAAATTCCGGTCATGCCTTCAGGATATTTACGCTCATATAACTTCGGAAGAGGCCCCAGGGGAGTATCCGTAGCTGGCTCCTCTGGCTTTGCGTCATCTTCGTGATCGATGCTATCCGTTGTAGTATCGGTTTGACCGGTTACATTATTTGTTATTGTCGTTGTATTATTAATATTGGTGGTATAAGTGACTACATTATTATTATAAGTTACCTTATGATTTGTTTGGCTGGTAACTGTTTTGGTTGCGGGCTGAGTCTCAGTCGCAGTACCGGGAGCAACCTCAGTAGTAGTGCCCGGGTGCACGCGAACCTGAGTAGATGTCTGTGATTTAGCGCCGGGAACAGCATCGGGACCAGAAACCTTAACTTCTGGCTCCTGAGCACCGAAAGGATCAATACCCGCCTTTGTTACGGCTTGCTCAACTGCCTGCGGACTCGGCAAAGGCGAATCTGGAGCATCCATATATGGAGCGATATCATCCATTGAAGCGGGCATCCAGTCTGTCCACGTGGCTGTGGTCTTCCGGTTCTGCGGCTCGAATTTCGCCTTAGTCCACGACATAGGCGATGGGCTCCAGGCGTACTCATAAGAGCATTGAGTTTGGCTGATGACGGAGACGTTTTGAAAGTAGGCGCCACCACTGTCACGCGAGGACTGTAGATGGGCATTGCAGGCCTGAGACAGACTACGCACCCAACTTGCACCGTCAGGCATCAAATATTCACGACAATCCGAACTGCAAGACCCTTCCTTCTGGACAAGAAACGGCTTGCCAGGATAATCAGCCTCATTTGGATTGATGCGAACATGAGAACCATCAAGCCATTCAATTATTGCGGGTGCAGCAACAGCCAAAGCCATGGCAGCAGGATAACTAGATGCAACAGCACCAAGCCCCCGAAGAAAAGCGGCGCGAGAAATTGGCGCACGTGCGACGGCACCAACAGCACGTCCCGTGTCACCAAGAGGAACACGAACATTACCCGCTACAGACAAACCAGAGGCAGTACGAGAAACTGCCATATTTCCAACTGCAGGATTACCCAAACCTGCAGAGCTTGTAACAAGCGGCTGGCCGCCAGTACCAAAAGTCACCGTAGTCTGATTACCAACAACACGCCCCATAAATGCATCCCAGGCAGCAGCACCGCCAGGACTACCAGAAGATGAAGCAAAAGCAGAGGAAGATGCTGCCAGCAGAGAGACAATCAATAGTTTTCGCATAATTAAAATGACCTCATGCCAGCGACAAAACAGGCGCCGCCCATGGCGCCCAGCAAGACCAATAAGGCCACAGTAAGGGCGACAAGGGCGGCAATTGCCATGGCCGTTTAGACCTTCTTCACGACACGCTTGCCCAGGTCCGGCGCCTTGAAAGCGAGCGCGATGCCCACGATCAGGAGGCCCGAAGCGATGACCTTTGCCGAGACGCCGCCCAGCGCGATGGAGTCCATCATTGCCGAGAACGGATCGGTATCGGCCGCGCGTGCCATGGTCATGGCGCCCAGGGACATTGCGGCGACAGCAATCTTGGCGCCGAACTTGCGGGCGACGGAACGAGTTTGAGAGAACATGGTTTTCTTTCTAAAAAAACGCTACCAAAATCGGCAGCGGTGAGCCAAAGGGCTCAACGCTAACGACTCATACTTTCCGCACCATCCCCTTAGCCAGTCCGATACTCCAGCCCAGCAGGTACGACCCGACAACGAATGCGAAACCGACTGCCAAGGCTTTTGCCACCATTTCAGGAGTTAAACCCAGGGTGTTAGGGTCGATTAACTCGCCCAGGGAAACCCATGCCTGATCGGAAACAGGACATGGATTCGCATCCGTCAGGCAGACGAGGAGGCGCATATTCAGCCTTGGAAATCGTCAGCCATCCCGCCCGAGCCACATTCGGGGCACACCAACCAGTCGTCCCCTTCTGTGTGATCCGGGTAAAACTCTTCGATCGGGCCGGTATGGCCGCATTGGCTGCATTCACAATCTTCCATGTCTATACCTGTCTATACATAGGTTAAAAAATCTGTCCCGGGAACGAAATTGAAGTTACCCGGAAACCCTCCGGAGGTTGGTCAGGTCCACCACCTGCGCTCTATGCCAGGGCTCCGCGTTGTCTTCGATGAGCTGGGCACAGTCATCGAGGTCTTCGACAGAGCCGGCCTCCCACAGCGCCATCACCCATTCCGGCTCCCCGTTTCCGGAAGGAGCGAGAAACGCCCCTGTCGTCGCGGACTGGATGACGTACATGTCAGGCCGCCTTTGCGGGTGCCCGCTCTACGGGCCGGATGGCCACCAACTTCAGCTTGGTCGCGTCCTGGGCGCCGGTAGCCATTTCGAATGTGGCAACCGCCTTGATGGGCAGGGATGCGCCCAGGTGCGCCCACTTGTTGAACTCGGCCGCATCGCCGAGCTTGAAAGGACGGGTGGCACGGCCGATGCTGCGGCCTGCAGAGTTTTCCGACAGATCCACTTCGCAGTGGAACGTGGTGCTGCTGTAGGCACGACCTTCGATGGTCCCTTCACTTTCCTTCACGCCGTGAACAACGACTTCGGTATCGAACTTCATAACTTTTCCTTCATGGCCTTTTGTTGAGAGCTATGCCAAGACGTGGCCAACGTCCGCGCTCTTTGGGGTTTTGGTTGAAGACCGGAGGAACGCGCGGTCATAGGCGCGCGCAATCTCCGATTCACTGAATTTCTGCAGACGGCCAGGGGCCTTCTTGTTCGTGACCAATTCGAGGAAATGCTCGAATGACAGATGCTGGAATGCCATGGCAAGACTAGGCCCAGCCACCTCACGAACCCAACGCACATTGCGCACCGCCTCACCCTCAACGGTTTCAATCTGGCGCTTGCGCTCGCAAGGCACGGTTTCCGGGAACGAAATTGCTTCGGCCTCCCTGAGCAGGGATGCATGCCAGTCGCTGGCACCGTGGAAGAAATCGGCCGGACAGCGCAGCATCTCGATAGGCAGGAATCGAGCCTTATTGCCCCACCGCAGCTCGGCGCGAATCCAGGCGGATGTATCTGCATCGCCGAAAAGCTGATGGCCCTTTTCGTAAACGTTCGTTTGCTTACCCACCTCTTTGGTGCCTACATAGAACGAACGGGCCTTGCCGCCGCACCAGTCGCCGACCATGTTGCACTTGAGCCGACGCCCCCCGACGTCGCACAAGCCCGCTTCATAGTCGGCCTTGACGCGTTCCATGCCACCCTTCAAACCGTCGAAAAAATCGAGGGCTAAATCGATGCGCGTGATCCAGCCTTTCGCCTCATCGATGACATTGGCCAAGTGATCACGCCAGCCGCCTTGCGCGAACGTACAAGCAGATCCGTAGACGTTGCAATGAATCGTTTTTGCCTGCGCGCGCTGACGAGGACCATCGCCCGACGCGAGGAATCCGACCCATCCGACCTCCGCCCCGTTGCGCTCGATAGACCAGCGGCAGCGGTAAAAATCGTGACCCTTGCGGACCTCAGGATGCACAACAAATTCAGGGCCGAGAGACTCGGCAACACGTTCGGCGAGCTCGAAAGCCTGCACGCTGGGCGAAAAATCAGCGTCAGGGATGAACCGCAGCACCTTGCGCAGACGCTGGATTCGGACAGTACGCGCGTCGCGGTCCCAAGCACTCAATGGCTCGATTTCCTCCTCAGGAAACAGCACATCGACCGAAGGCATGGGGGCATTGCGCAAGATGCAGGTGAAACGCACCCAGTCCACATGCACAGGCACGCCACTTTCGACACGCTCAGCGATCAGGCGGGCTTTGACCTGATTGCCATCCAAGACCAAACTGCAAGCACCAGCATGACCCTTGGCATGCTTGTTCAAATTCGTACCAACTGGGTGAGTCATACAAAACCTTTTTGTACTAATACAGACGGTCCAACGTGCTGAAAATCGTTATCCCCGTGATTACCAACGGGGAGGGCTTGCGCCCCTGCCGCGTGCGCGGAAGCCTCCCCCGCAAGCGGGGCCCCCTCCGCGCAGCGCGCTGCGCGCATGCCTACCGTGCGGCCGTGCACGTACAGGTCGCGCCAGGGCTCGGCATCACAGAACGAGGCGATAGCAAGCCATGCGGCAGCGTTTTGCGGACGGAAGGGCGCGGGGGGGCACTCAGGACCGCCAACATGGCGCGGGGCACGGGTTGCACGTAGGGCGACATGGGGGGTATGCACCCCCATACCCCCAGCCCCGCAGAGTCGGCGCAAGGCCTCCATGCGGGTCCCCGGTTTGTCTCCAGGAAGGGGGGCGGCAAGGGCGCGCGCCAAGTGGGCCAGGATGTGCTTCACAGCGAACCGCCGATCAGCGCCAGCAGCAGCACCATGAAGCCGATGGCATAGAGCAGACCCCAAGGGCCTTGGGGGGCAAAGCCATGCTCAGCGAACATCCGGCCGACAAGCGCAGCGGACATGAACAGCGCACCGATGCAGACAGAGGTGAAAGAAATCACGACTCCACCCCCTGCATACGCTCCAGGACCTTGACGCGGGCGCGGGCGCGCTCCGGCTGGTGGCCCGTGCGCAGGTACGTGCTGCAGGCTGCAGCGCATGCCTTGTATTCAGCTATCGCGGCCTTCGATCCATCCAATACGGATTTCGGGACCGGGGCGGAAATGGCCCTACGTGCGCGGTAGGGCAGATCGCGGATTTCTTCGGGACTCATACGCCGTACCCGATCAAGCACGCGGCAACATAAGCCATCACCACCTGCGGTTGCGGCCGGCCGTGCAACTCTCCTGACAGATGCAGGCGCAGAATGCGACGAGCTCCGACGTACCCGTAGAAGCCCGGAGGGAGGACGAAAGCGCTCATTGCAGCGCCCCGTCAACTCGACGAGCGGCAAAGCCCATGCGCGACCAATCGCGATTGCACAGCGCGAACCGGACGAGCTCCTGCAGCACTTCGTTTTCGCCCACTTCAAACTGCGAGGCGAGGCGCGAAATCGTGGCCTTGATTTCGGGCTTGTCGGTGTAGTCGATGCGGGCCTTGCCAGCACGGTAAGCAGCCTTCCGGTCGGCATCGGAGGCGTACTTACGAGGACGGCCGCGCCGCCCTTGCGCCGCCTCCACTTGTTCGCGGAAATCACGCGCTGCCTCATCGGGCAACGATTCGTCGTTCAGGTGAATGCAGCCCCCGCCACCCTGAGCCACCAGGGCCACGCGGGGGGAGTGGTCCGCATGGATGGAGGGGCTGCAATCGTTAGCCGCGTCAGCCTCTACGACTGCGGGCAAGACCATTTGTTGTGCTGGCATGGGTGGCTCCATGTAAAATTCAAGCGTTTGAAATATTTCCAACCTCTTGGAAATAGATTATTTCAAATTACTTGGAATTTTTCCAATTGGAGTTACCTATGCGCATAGCCGAACTGATAGCCATTGCCTCAATTCGCAGCGGCAAAGAACGCAAAGCACTGGCGCGCGAGATGGGGATTGAAGCGAGCAGGCTTAGCAACCTTGCTAGCGGGAAGCTGAAAGCCACAGCCTCAGAAATTGCCTACTTGGCAACAGCCGCTCAAACAGATGTGCTGCAGGCAATTGCAGATGTCGAGACCGAACGCGAACCAAAAATGGCCCCGATATGGCAGCTGGCAATGGCGGCGAAATCATAG